CTGTTGAAGAGGGTGTAGCAAAGTCATTCGCGCAAGCAATGGCTGATATTGCTACAAAAAACCCTGACCTTTACAGCCAATACCTATCCGAGAAAGGTGCCTAAAACATGGCATACGAAATCTCTAATTACTCGGTAAAGGTCACCCTCGTTGCGGCGGCTGACCTTTCCGCGTTACAGTACACATTCGTCAAGTTGAACTCATCGGGACAGGCGGCGGCATGTGCCGCGGCGACCGATATTCCTATTGGCGTCTTACAAAATGCTCCTACCTCTGGACAAGAAGCCGAAGTGCTTGTTGTTGGAGGAACAAAGATTGTTGCTGGTGCGGCAATCGGTGAAGGCGCTCTTGTTGGTACATCTTCAGCAGGTAAGGCAGTTGCTCTTGTTGCTGGAACTGACACCACCAAGTATGTCGTTGGAACTCTTCTGACCGAATCTGCGGCAGATGGAAACATCGTTACAGCCGTAATCAACTGCGCCAATCCGGGCAGAGCGGCATAAGGGGGAAAATAACAAATGCCACAGCCAAATATCAACTCCGTCCATGTGGACGCGATTCTGACCAACATCTCTGTTGCGTATCTTCAGAATCAAGACAACTTTATCGCTGACAAGGTATTCCCTGTAATCCCTGTCGATAAGAAGAGCGATAAATACTTCACCTACACCAAGAATGACTGGTTCCGCGACGAGGCTCAACGCCGTGCGCCGGGAACTGAGTCCGCTGGTGGCGGTTACAACATCTCAACTGGAACATATTCATGCGATGTTTATGCTTTCCACAAAGATGTTGATGACCAGACTGTTGCTAACGCAGATGCTCCATTGAATCCACTTCGTGAGGCAACTGAGTTCGTTACCCGTCGTATGTTGCTCCGCAAGGAACTTCAGTTCGTTTCTGACTTCTTCACCACAGGTGTTTGGGCAGACGATGTAACTGGTGTTGCTGGTGCGCCATCTTCAGGCGAAACAAAGCAATGGTCTGACTACACCTCATCTGACCCAATCTCTGATATTGAGGCAGGTAAGGCTGAGATTCTTTCCAATACTGGAATGGAAGCAAACACCCTCGTTCTTGGATACGATGTATTCAAGAGCCTCAAGAATCACCCTGACTTGGTAGACCGTATCAAGTACACCTCTGCTCAAACCATCACAACCGACATGCTCGGTGCGATGTTTGATATTCCTCGTGTCATGGTTGCTAAGGCAGTCAAGGCTACGAACAACGAAGGTGCTACTGGCGCTTACGGATTTGCTTTCGGTAAGGGCGCTCTTCTTGCCCATGTTGCTCCACAGCCCGGTCTCTTGACCCCTTCTGCTGGTTACACCTTCTCATGGACTGGTGTTTCTGGTGGTCTCGGTTCAACAATCGGTACTTCACAGTTCCGTATGGAATCCATCAAGTCTGACCGTGTTGAGGCAGAAATGGCTTGGGATAACAAAGTCATCGCTTCCGACCTCGGTTACTTCTGGACAACCATCGTCGCTTAGTTAGTTGAAAGAAGGGGGTGGGACCTAAAAAGTCCTATCCCCTTCATTCATTTAGGAGAAAATAAATGGCACTTGTAAATAGACTTTCAAAAGGTGAAGTTGCTGTCGGTGCGCTTCAAGTTGGCGATAACGATACTGTCTACGGTATCGAGTTCGGAACTGTAGCAATCGACCCTGCTTCTCTCAACGCTACCACTCGTGGCGCAACAACCTTTACTTTGACTGGTGCGGCAACAACCGACATCATCATTGTGAACCCACCATCGGATTTGAATGATGATTTGATTTTCTGTGGCGCGGCTGTAACCGCGGCGAACACAGTAACAATCTATCTTTACAATCCAACAGCAGGTTCAATCAATCAAGCAGAAGCAACCTTTTCCTATTGCTGGATTGACACGACGGCATAACATGAAGGCTGAAATCCTCAAGAACATGATGATTGACGGTAGGAAAGTTCCTGCTGGCACAATCGTTGATGTCAAGGGTTGGAAACACGCAAAATCGCTTGCGAACAACCGTTACATTCGTTTTATCGAAGAGGCTCCACAAGTTGCTGAATCGGTAGAGGAACCAAAGGTAGTCAAAAAGACACCTAAAAAAGAAAAGGCTGAATAGTTTGGAGGGCGATTCTTCGGGGTCGCCCTTCACCTAAAGAGGAGTTCACATGGCAGTATCACACGCTAGAGTTTCAGTCGGAACCACGGCAACAAAACTTACCTCTGATTATGACGGTAGAGATGGTCAGACAATCAACATTCAAAACCCTTCTGGCGGAGCAGATGTCTACCTTGGTGGAGAAGGCGTTACTACGACAAGTTATGGCTACCTTCTAGGAGCAAGTACAAGTTTTTCAGTTGAACTACAAGATGACGAAAAAGTGTATGCCGTTGTTGCGTCAGGAACACAGACTGTAAATATCTTCCGTCAAGGAACCTGATTATGGCTTTGCCAGCGTCATTATCTACTTGTACCGTCCAAGGTACTTATGTGGATTTACAAGGTAACCCTGTGCGTGGCTCTATCAACTTTACGCCACAGACTATCTTGAAAGAAGTAACCGCGAATGTGATTATCATTCCCGTTACGATTCAAAAAACCTTTGATGCTACTGGCTCATTTAGCGTTGTTTTACCAGTTACAAGCGATACAGATGTCACCCCACAACCTTTTATTTATACTATTGAAGAAAACTTCACGGGCGGACGCACTATCGAGATTGCCCTTCCTCTATCGGTTGCTGGAACTACACAAAATCTAGCCGACCTATTACCTGCCTTAGACTCCGCAGAGGCGGCGTCTTATGTCACGCTGGACCAATATCAGGCTTTGCTCACGCGATATAACGATGCCGAAAGTATTCGAGTGTTTGTTGTGGATGCTGATGAATATGCCGAAGATGCCGAGCAATATGCTCAAGATGCCGACCTCGCGGCGGAACAAATCAGTAACTTCACTTCTAATCAGATGATGTTGATGGGAGTCTAAATGGCTGAACCGTATGTACCCATAGCCTCACATACAACCTACGCGGCTTTGATGGCTGAACTCGAAGTAGCAACAGACGCCGCCGAGACCAACACAGATGCTTTAGATACTGCGGTTGATAATGCTCTTGCTCACAAGAATACTGCTGAAGCGCTCGTTGAGTCCAAGTTCAATGTCTTTTTCTTGGTAGGTTGCTAATGGCTCTTGGCGCAAACATCAACACAGTTACGGTGACTGGCAACTATGTAGATTACGAAGGTAACGCAATCCAAGGACAGATTCGTTTTACCCTCGGTGATGTCCTTCGTAGCGGTATTGATGACCAAATGGTTGCCCCATCCAGCGTTGTTGTGCCTTTGAGTTCAGGTGCTTTTAGCGTAACGCTTCCAGCCACCAATGACCCAGATGTAGTACCTAATCCCTTTACCTATACAGTCGAGGAATCATTTCCCGGCGGTCGAACCTACACCATATCCATTCCTTATGATACGGCTGGCTCTCTTGACCTTGCCGATATAAGTCCAACTCCAACGCTCTCCGAGAACTTTGTCCAGTTGGTAGACGAAACAACTTGGAGCGCTCTCGAGGACGATATAGATGCTCTTGATGTCGAGATAAATCAAACCACGGATAAAATACTCGCGTCAGGAAAATACTGGTATATCCCTAGCACCTATGCCACTTATACGGCATTGGATACAGCCTTTGCCACTTATACGGCTTTGACTGCGGCGACTTATTCATTAGATGGAGCAGACATCGCAGACTTTGTAACAGATGCGGAGACTGCTGAAAGTAACGCGGAAGCCAGTAAGAACCTAGCCCAATCTAATAGTGCTGATACAATCAGCCCATTACTTCTAATCGGAGGATAACCGTATGGCAACAGCCTATAAAGTCTTGGGGAAATCAAACCCAAGCGCCACTACGCTTACGACCCTCTACACCTGCCCTGCCTCGACTGAAACGGTTATCTCCTCAATCGTCGTGTGTAATCAGGCTGGTACGAGCGGAACTTATCGTATAGCAGTTCGTCCCAATGGTGACCCTATTGCGACTGAACATTATCTAGTTTATGAAGCAACTATCGCCGCTAATACGACAGTTGCCTACACGCTTGGTATCACGCTTGACGCATCAGATGTCGTCAGCGTCTACGCCTCAAGCACAAGTTTCTCATTCAATGCGTTCGGAAGTGAGATTTCCTAATGGCGATTACCACGAATGGTGGGGCTGGAATCACCGCTGATGCGGTAGCAACCCTTAGCAACAAAACCCTTGAAGCACCAAGCATCAACAACGCAACTTTTACTGGTCAGCAATCAGGACTTCAGATTGCCTTCAATCAGGCGATTGTTTTTGAAGGAACTACAGCAGACGCTAATGAACTCACGCTTTCAGCAGGTGAGCCAACAGCAGACCGTACAGTTACTTTGCCAAACGCAACAACGACTCTCGTTGGAACTGATACGACTGACACGCTTACTAACAAAACGCTAACAAGCCCAGTCATTTCATCTATCAGCAATACGGGAACACTTACTCTCCCAACTTCAACAGATACTCTCGTTGGTCGTGCCACAACTGATACATTGACTAACAAGACGCTTTCTAGCGCAGTTGCTACAACAGCATTGACTCTCAACGCAACCGCAGAACTTCGTCTGGCAGATACCGATTCAAGCAACTATGTCGGTTTCAAAGCCCCCGGAACTGTATCCTCAAACAAGATTTGGACACTTCCATCTGCTGATGGAACAAGCGGTCAAGTTCTTCAGACCGACGGCGCAGGAGTTCTTTCTTTCGCAACCGCTTCATCAGGTGGAGTATCCGCTAACGACCAAGCCTTTGCCTTCGCGGTACAGGTATTCGCATAAGGAGAAAACATGCCAACAACAGTAAGCCGAATCCCACTATCGGGTTCAACTCATGGTCGTGGAATCAAGGTCGCGGCAACAGCCTCCGCTGGCGATACTATCCACACCGCAACTTCATCTACAACAGATTGCGATGTAGTTACAG